CAGCATACTCTTGCCCATCATATATTTGCTTTAACTTTAATCTATATAAATGTGGATACCAAGTATGACTAAATCCTTCTGCTGCACGGTTAACATCTTCTATAACATAAAATCTTTTTAGTGCAATATCAAAATCATTTGCTGCGTATTCGTCTTTTAAATGCGGTAACTCTAATACATCTCCAGGCATAGGTTTTCTGCCTAAGGTTTTTACAATGCTGTTAATATGCACAGTAAGCATAAGAGTGTCATTACTAAGAAATAATCCGAATGCACTTAGATCAAAGTCTATATCTTGCACATTGTATATTCCTCGATGTGTGTATACATCAGGGTCATACTTTCTATCTCTATTTTCAAGAAAAAGTAAATCTTGTATATTAGTTTCTTTTACAGCATCGTATTCTGGTTGTGTAGAACTACGATCGTCTTCGGATGGATTATTAGGTCCTAGATACTTATGGATATTAATATCTGTTCCGCCAACTGTAAACATTTCATAGACTTGTTTATCTATAAAATGATAATCGTTACCGCGCTCTGGTTTATATAAACTTATTCTTGGCATATACATATTTATCGCATACGATAAATACTATGTGGAGAACCTGTATGGCAGATTTAGCAACTAAAAAACAAGAAATATTTGATTACGTAAATGCATTCCTTGGTGGAGGAATGGTTGACGTAGAACTTGACCCAATACATTATGAAACTGCACTAACTAAGGCACTTACACGCTTTAGACAACGTTCGGATAATAGTGTTGAAGAGTCGTACTTGTTTATGAACACTGTGGTAGATCAAAATGACTATACTCTTCCAAACGAAGTAATCGAAGTACGCAAGTTATTCCGCCGTAGTGTAGGTTCAAGAACAGGCGGCGGCGATGGTGGTACAGTGTTTGAACCATTCAACCTAGCATACACAAATACATATTTGCTTTCTAGCTCGCAACTAGGTGGACTTGCAACATACGATTTATTTGCACAGCACCAAGAACTTGTAGGACGTATGTTTGGTAGTTTTATTGAATTTAAATGGAATACAACTACTAAGAAACTTACACTACTACAGCGTCCTAGAGCAGAAGAAGGGTTATTGCTCTATTGCTATAACTATCGTCCAGATGAGCAATTACTAGACGATTACTTGGCCAAACAATGGATTAAAGATTATACTCTTGCTAGTTGTAAATATATCCTAGGCGAAGCACGTTCAAAGTTTGCTACTATTGCAGGTCCACAAGGTGGATCAACACTTAATGGTGATGCTCTTAAAGCAGAAGCACAAGCTGAAATGGAAAAACTAGAAGCAGAAGTTTCGACAGCGGTTGCTGGCGGCACAGGATACGGTTTCTTAATTGGCTAACCTATTGAAATCATTGGATAATTTCCTTCAATGATTTCAATGACTTAAAAACACCCTAAGTTTACGCTAACAAATTAATATGCTGTAAATACAATATAACAAAGGAGTTACTATTGTGTGCAGTCCGTTTGTAAGAAAAGAAGCCAACCGCTTTTACTGGATAGTAAAAGGTCAACTAATCCCCCAATCATGGTCCGATAAAGATGTAGAAGGAATATACGATAGCTATATGAAACGTATCTGGGGCAATCACGAAAATTGTGTTAGCGAAGAAGGATTTTCTTCTGCGTGGACAGAACGAGAAGCAGAAGATATTGATCGAGTTGCTGTATTAGGTTACGATTAATGGTTGACAAACACACATAGTTTGTTATAATATATAGATACGTTGGAGATCTATATGTTACCTAAATTATTAGTTGTTGGACACGGCCGTCATGGCAAAGATACTGTTTGCGAAATGCTTGAGCAGTATGGTTATAAATTTCAATCTAGTTCTAAATTCTGTTCAGAACTTTTTATCTTTAACGATCTCAAACACACCTACGGCTATGCAGACGAAGAAGAGTGCTACAATGACAGGCACAATCATCGCGTTGAATGGTACAATATGATACATGATTATTGTAAAGACGACCTGGCACGACTAGGGCGTAATCTGTTTGCTAAACATGATATCTACTGTGGCCTACGCAATCGCCGCGAATTCTTTGCAATGCAGAATGAAGAATTATTTGATTATGCTATTTGGGTAGATCGTTGTGATCACTTGCCTAAGGAAGATCCTAACAGCATGAGTATTGAACAATGGATGTGTGATTATACTATTGACAACAATGGCGATTTACAAAGACTAAAAAAGAATGTAGATATTCTTATTAATACTATTCTTAAAAATCAGGGCGAAGATCTCCCTGCTTCCAGCGAACTCCTTCTTTCTGAAGAGTACGTTGACAATTTGCACATATCGTCTTCAGGTTGTTAGGACGGCAATTTTCTAAGTTGCCGTCAATATGAAACACATTAAACTGTTCACTATGCTTTGATTTAAATCCACATTTTTCACAAGTATCTTTCTTCTCATAGCCTCGCTGTTTCCATTTAGGAATACCGTGCCCTATCCCATTTCTTAAACACGTTTCGCATAATCTACGATAGTAAGTCTTATTACCCTTTTTATAATTTATAGCAGCAGGACGGTGTCCGCATTTGCATAATGGTCTCATATTATATTTAGCTCACCTTTTCGGTCCCTTTTTTGCAGCTATTATACGGTATTTTTATTCAATGACTGCTAAATACAACTAGCAGAACACACTATCCCAACAGGAGAAATAATATGGCATTAGTATCACCCGGTGTAGAAGTCAAAGTAATTGACGAAAGTTTTTACACTCCAGCAGCAGCAGGCACAGTTCCTGTAATATTTGTTGCTTCTGCCAGCAATAAGACAAGTAGTTCAGGATCGGGTATTGCTCCTGGTACAACGAAAGCTAATGCTGGACGAGCATATTTAATCACTAGCCAAAGAGAGCTAGGAGAAACATTTGGAGATCCGATCTTCAAGTCTGATAACAATGGAAATATGATCCATGCAGGCGAACAAAATGAATACGGACTACAGGCAGCATATTCACTATTAGGTGTAACAAACCAAGCATATGTAGTTAGAGCAGATGTTGACTTGGGAGAATTAGATCCAAGTGCAACAGCACCAGAAGGCGCACCAGCAAATGGCGCATATTGGTTCGATACACAAGTTACTAATTTTGGTATTCTAGAATGGAATTCAGCACCGCTTTCAACAACAGGCGGCCAGTCGTTTACATCACAGACACGTACTGTAATTGTTGAAACCTCAGATATTGACACTGTAACAGATGCTCCTAAAACATCAATTGGTCAAATTGGTAACTATGCTGTGGACGCAACTACTACAATTAACCGTATGTGGTACAAAACAGCAGGAACAAATACTCTAGCTGGATCGTCAGGAACTTGGGTAGAAGTTGGTTCGGATGAATGGAAAGCAAGCCACTATACTATAAGAGGCTCAAATGCAAGTCCAACAATTACTATCGGTGATAGTATTGTAATTAACGGCACAACAGTTGTTGCTACTGGCGTAACTGCTACAACACTTGCAAGCGATATTAACGGCGCAGGCATTGATGGTGTTGCAGCAGCAGTAGTTGATAGTGCATTAGAAATTTACGGTACTAGTCTTGCTGAGTCAAACGGTTCAGTAGCAGACGGAAAGATCAAAATCGAAGGCGGCACAGGAACATTAACTGGTCCAGAGAATACAGCATCTGATGCAGGTGTATTAGGAATTGTTGAAAAAACATACAGTACTCCGAGACTAGCTATTCAAGCACACACTAATGTTCCTACATTTAAGTCAACTGATAGTAATCCAGCACCAACAGGCAGTATCTGGATTAAAACTACTAATCCTAATGGAGGAGCAGATTTTAGCATTAAGCAGTATAATAGTGATACACAATTATGGGGATCAGTAACATCACCAGTGTATCTAACATCGCAAGCTGCTATTTACGATTTAGATAAAACCGGCGGCACTGCATTAAGAGCAGGTGACATTTTTGTTAAATCAAATGTTGAAGAAGAAGATCCAACCATTGCAAACTTTAAGATTTTTGTGCGCAATAGTACAGGAGCTGCTTCTGCAAAAAGTGCAAAAATTACAACACAATTAGCAGCAAGCACATATGCCTTTGATATGCAAGAAACTATTGCTAATAGTAATACACTAAGCACAGCAAAAACTGTTAGTGTAACAACTGTAGGTGCAAGCGCAGACGCAGATACAGTAGCAGGCGAAATAAATGCAGCAGGATTTACAAATATTGTTGCTTACGTAGATAGTACAAATAAACTTGTTATTGAACATAAGTTAGGCGGAGAAATCCGTATTGACGATGCCGACGGACTTATTGCTTTAGCTGGTTATGCAGCATTTAATTACACTACAGATGAAGGCACAGCTAACTTCTATAGTGCGCCAGACGGTGACACAACTAATGATTACGTTATTAGTTTGTGGAAAGAATTAAAGTATACTGCTTCACCTGATGCTCCAGCAAGTCTAACAGAAGATGGTAAGATTTGGTATAGCTCAGTAGTTGACGAAGTTGATTTAATGATCCATGATGGAACTGGATGGGTTGGATATCAAAACTTCAGCGCAGACTATGCAGACACAAATGCAGAAGGTCCAATAGTAAGTGCTACAGAACCAACAGAACAAACAGACGGTACTGCACTTGTAGATGGCGATGTCTGGATTGATACTTCGACTATTGAAGATTATCCAGGAGTTTACATTTATAATGACGTACTAGAAAGTTGGGTAGAAAGAGATATTACAGATCAAACTACAGATGCAGGCGTATTGTTTGCAGATGCACGTTGGAGTGATGCAGGATCAAATTCAGCAGCAGCTGATATTGTAGATCTACTAACAAGTGACTACTTAGATCCAGATGCACCAGATCCTGCACTATATCCAAAAGGTATGTTGCTTTGGAACATGCGTAGAAGCGGATTTAACGTTAAGAAATTTGTACGTAACTACATTGATAAAGCAGAAGACAACGGGCGATTCCAAGTAATTGGCAACACTGGTTCGTTAGAAGATGAATCAATGGCAGGTTATTATGCACACCGTTGGGTTACTGCTTCAGGCAATAACGAAGATGGTTCAGGTACATTTGGCCGTCATGCAGTACGTAAAACTGTTGTACAAGGCCTACAAGCTGAAGTTAACAGCAATGTTGATGTCCGTGACGAAGAAAGCCGTCAGTTTAACTTAATTGCTTGCCCAGGTTATCCTGAGCTAATTGGCGAAATGGTAAGCCTAAACTATGACAGACGTTTAACAGCATTTGTTGTAGGCGATACACCATTCCGTTTAACACCGGATGCAACATCATTAAATGAGTGGGCAACTAACGTTGCTGGCGCAGTTGAAGATAACGACGATGGTGCAGTTAGTAGAGACGAGTATCTAGGTATGTACTACCCAGCAGGCTTCACAAGCGACAACTTAGGAAACAATGTTGTTGTACCTGCAAGTCATATGGCACTACGTACAATTATATTAAATGACCAAGTTGCTTATCCATGGTTTGCACCAGCAGGTACAAGACGTGGTGGCGTAACTAATGCTACATCAACAGGTTATGTAACAGCAGAAGGTGAATTCCAAACAGTTTCACTTAATACTGGACAGCGTGACACATTGTATACCAACAACATTAACCCAATTACGTTTATTAACGGCGCAGGGCTTGTTGTATTTGGTCAGAAGACTCGTGCAAGAAATGCAAGTGCGCTAGATAGAATTAACGTAGCACGTTTAACTGTTTACATGCGTGGACAACTAGAATTGCTTGCAAGACCATATTTGTTTGAACCAAATGACAAGATTACACGTGATCAAGTCAAAGCAGCAGCAGATGCTATGATGTTAGAACTAGTAGGTCTAAGAGCAATTTACGATTTCTTAACAGTGTGTGATGAATCAAATAACACTCCGGCAAGGATTGATAGAAATGAACTATACTTAGACGTTGCTATTGAACCAGTTAAAGCAATTGAGTTTATTTACATACCATTACGTATTAAGAACACAGGAGAAATTGCAGCACTAGGATAAGTGCGTATATAATGAGTGGGGATTATTCCCCACTCAAATATGCATAAATACTACTGTAATAGGAGATTAAAATGGCAATTACAACTTTAGACAATATTAGCGTACCAACAGGTGGAGCCAATACAAACAGTTCGATATTGATGCCAAAACTACAATATCGTTTCCGTGTGTTATTCACTGGCTTTGGCGGCGGAATTAGTGTTAACGGCACTAGAGATTTAACACAGAATGTTATTGACGTAAGTCGTCCTAACATATCATTTGAACAGATGACTATTGATGCTTACAATTCAAGAACATATCTTGCAGGTAAACATACTTGGGAACCAATTTCGCTTAACTTACGCGATGACGCAAACAACAATGTACAAAAAATTGTTGGCGGACAGCTTCAAAGACAGTTTGACTTTTTTGAACAATCAAGTGCAGTATCCTCAGGTACTTACAAATTTACTACAAAGATTGAGATCTTAGATGGTGGTAATGGCGGATTTAATGCTAACGTTCTAGATGCTTATGAGTTAGTTGGATGCTATGTAGAAAGCGCAAACTACAATACACTCAACTATGCAACAAACGAACCAGTAACTATTGCACTAAGCATTCGTTATGACAATGCTGTCCAGTATGGCGCAGGCGGCGCAGGATCACCAGATGGTATTGGTATAGCAACAGCAAGAAATACACAAGGCAGCACAGGCGGCGAAATAGTATCAGGCCAAGGCGCTTAATACTACTAGCTAAATTGCCATTAGTTAACTTGACGGGAGTTTCTTTTTTGAGACTCCCGTTTTTTTAAGGATAAATATTAGTATGGCAGTAGTTCAAGGACAATATACCAACGCTAACAAAGATATTCATTTGCGTGATTATAAACATGCAAGAAATCTCTATTACGAATATGGTATGGCATTTGCTCCAAAAACAAAATATCTTTATCATTGTCTTTTTGAGCCTTCTCCTGAAGTAGGTAATTCAGCTACTAAAAATTCTTTTGCATTTCAAAAACATTTAGGAGTATTAGTTAAGACAGCCGACTTGCCTAGTTTTCGTGTTGAAGTAGATAATAAAAAACAATATAATAGAGTTAAACAATTCCAAACTCGTATTGATTATAACGATGTAAACATTACATTTCATGATGATAATTTAGGTATAACTAGAGCAATGTTTGAAGAATATTACAAATATTACTTTGTAGACGGCTCACATAATATACAAAAAAATGCAATTATATCCGGACCATATGCAACAAGAGATGCATACAGCGCACTTGTTCCTAAATACGGATTAAATAACGCTACTACTGGCCCATTCTTTTCTAGTATGACAATATATCAATTATCTCGACAAGAGTATTTTGCATATACATTAGTAAATCCTCTTGTAGTACAATGGAACCACGGCGGTGTTGATGCATCTGATGCATCAGGTATGAATGAGCATTCTATGTCAATTGCATATGAGTCTGTAATTTATACTAATGGAAAAATCGGCGATGATAGCCAACCAGTTGCCTTTGGCGAGTCAGATACAGGATATGATCAAACACCAAGCATACTAAGTGAACCGTCAAGTAGTATTAGTTCCGGTCCAAAGCTATTACAGCCAGTAGCACCAGCTGATCCTCCTGTAGCACAAAATACTAGTTTAAATACTCAAACTAGAAGTACTACTCAATATAGTACAAATCCTGAATTTAAGAAACAGGGAAATGTTGTAGTAGTTCCAAAAACTGATACTCAAAATCCGCCACAGACCGTCTCACCACCACCAGAAAATTCTTATAGAAAATACGACGGTGAAACTATTCAAGGAGCAATAGGTAGAAGTCCATCAGGAACTAGTCCTATTAAAGGACAGGATAGACTTAGAGCAAGATATACCTTTACAGCAAAAGCAATCAACGCCGGAGCAGTCCCTGGCATATCTAGCATGCAAGAATATAGACAGTTACCTGCTACAGAGCAAAATGCAATCACTAATGACCTAGTAGACCAAGCAGCAGGCGGTGATGCAAAACTATCTAACATTGCAAACGAATCAATTGGGAAATATAAGTAATGAATAATTCAGGATTACCGAACGAAGTCGAAATTGAAGATACCCTTGTTTATTTCAATAATTTTTATAGTAGCGGAAATTCAGTATCTTATACTCAAAATGAAGTTGACGCAGTAGTTGGTTATTTTCTTAAGAGAGGATTTGAAAAACTAGCTGCTATTAATACCGGCGGAGTGATACTAGAACAAGCAAAAAGAGACAGCGTCCCAGTATTTCAGTTATTAGATACCTTAAAGGGAGTAACTGATATACAACTAAGTAATTTAATTGCACAGATTATTAATACAAATAGACGTAAAACTAGTTCTATTGGTTATAAACAAATATCAGAAAATCAATTGTTTGATCAAAGGAATATAATAGTTTGATATGGGTCGTTTTGCGCAAGGTAAATTCCAACTCAAAAACCCTGCAAAATATGTAGGTAACAAAAGTCCTACATACCGTTCAGGTTGGGAATTTACATTTATGAAATTTTGTGACGAACATCCTGCTGTTGCACAATGGGCAAGTGAAGCTATACGCATTCCTTACAGGCATCCGTTTACTGGCAAACAAACTATATACGTTCCGGACTTCTTTATTGCATATGCTGACAAAGGCGGAAAGAAGCGTGTAGAGCTTATAGAAGTTAAACCGAAAAACCAAACAGTAAAAGAGAAACTAGGAAAAAGTAAAGCTAACCAAGCTCATTGGGTTATAAACCAAGCCAAATGGGAAGCGGCAAGAGCATGGTGCAAACAACAAAAAATTCTATTTAGAATTGTAACTGAAGACGATATATTCCATAACGGACGAAAACGATAAATAATAGTAGCAGTTAATGGAAAGTTACAATGACTAAAAAACTAGAAGATTTATTAAATTTGCCAGACTCTAAAGAGATTATAGAGCAGGCACAAGAACAAGAACAAGATCAAAAACAATACGAAATCGAGCAAGCTGAAACTTTTCGCGACATAGCCGAATTTGATAAAATTGCAAGTGCATTACCTGCTGTCAAAGGCCTAGGAGAAATGGCCGATAAAGAACTTAACGAAGTTGCAGATAAGGCCATGGGCGCATATGAAGATTTAATGGATTTAGGTATGAATGTTGAAAGTCGTTATAGCGGTCGTGTATTTGAAGTTGCCGGCGGATTATTAAAAACTAGTTTAGATGCTAAAGTTGCTAAACTAGATAAAAAACTAAAGATGGTAGAATTGCAACTTAAGAAAGAAAAGATGGATAAAGACGGCAACAATAATAATGACGGCATGATCGAAGGACAAGGATATGTAGTTACTGATCGCAACAGTCTGTTAGAGCGCCTAAAAGGCCTAGATAAAGATAAATAATATATATGACAGGGAACAACAAATGAAATCATTTGCACAAATATTGACAGAATCAACAAAGACATACGAATTCAAAATCGGTGTTGCAGGTGAATTACCAGAAGGGTTTCAAGACCATATGGAAACTGCACTACAAAAGTTTAAGTTACTTAATAGTTCGGCAGGAAAAAAGACACCTATACAAGAACGTCCTTTAGATTTCCCACAATTACAAAACATGGAAGTTACATACTTTCAAGTCGAAACAGAATATCCTACAACTGTACAAATACTACAAGAATATTTAGGACAGTGCTGCGGTATTCCACAAAGTCATATTATTGTTCGTAATCCAAACGAACCACAAGAATTATATCAAGAAAACTCGCAAGACGAAGTATACGAGCCTATGCTTACACAAGAAGATATGGGCGGCGAAAGCGGTCAAGAACATGTAGGCGGCGAACGTATTATGGGTCTGTTAGCAGAACTTGAAAAAGCACGTAAAGAAGCAGAAGTCCCAGACGG